TGTCTATATATGGGATGTATATAGGCAGTTTACAGAGTAGTTCTTACTTACGTTTGCCGTTAGTATACGGTGGGTTCATAGGTAGTATAGTATCAATTTTAAATCTTTTAAGTTATGCGATCAATTAGCATTTGGGTGATTGTCATATTGACAACATCTTTTATTCCTGGTCCTACCTTACAGAAGGTAGTTAATGTAAACAAGGTTGTTTACTATTCAGCGATTGATGATTTAGAGTTTTCTGAAGAAAACTTAATGATTGTGATAAAGAGGATGGGCATAAGATTTGCCGACATTGTTTTAGCTCAGGCTAAGTTGGAGACTGGCAACTTTACATCTAAGTCTTTCACTATTCATAACAATTTATTTGGCATGAAGATCCCTAAGTCTAGGCTGACTGTTGCTACTGGAGAGCGTTTTGGTCATGCTAGTTATGAGCATTGGACATATTCAGTTATGGACTACGCATTGTTTCAGAGTACGTTTGCTCGGAAGATCAGGACGCGCAAAGGATATATGCGTTATTTAAGTCGTAATTACGCTGAGGACGAGAATTATATAAATAAGATAGGTAAGTTATTATAAGTTAAATTCTAAATTAGAGTAAGATGTGTTTTATATTAGGAATGTTTATTGGGGCATGTATTATGTGGGTTATTGCTAAAATAATCCAGATTGAATGGAAAAAAGATTTAGAAAGATTAAAAGATTTTGAGATATGGGAAGAATGGAAAAACAGACATCAATAGAATGGTTGGTTGAGCAATGGCCAATATTAGAATCACAATTACCACAACAGTTAATTAAACAAGCCAAAGAAATGGAGAAAAACAATATATGTGATGCTTGGGATAATGGATATGATAAAGGAACAAGAGATAGGATTGAAAAAATATCAAATCCAGTTGGCAATGCAGAACAATACTACAATCAAACCTATAAATCGGAGTAAGATGAAAGAAGATAAATTTTTAATAAAATCATTGTTGTTAATTATAATCTCAACAATATTAGGAGGGTTAGTTTATTCGTTGTTATTTAAAAACTATTAAGATGCCAGATATAGCAATGTGCAAGAATGAGACTTGCAAACTAAAAAAAAAATGTTACCGATATATGGCAGAACCATCTAAATATTGGCAGACATACGCAGACATAAAGCCTAACGAAAAAGGCGAATGTGATTACTTTATAAAATATATAAAACCAAAAAAATGAGTTACTCACTAAACAATATAAGAAACACAAAAAAAACATTCGGTAAGAACAAACGCTTTCTATTTGATGATTTCCTTATAGCTTGTCCATTTTCTATTGAATACTTGAGACAGAAGAATAGAAAAGCTGAAGTGATGCAATGGCGACAAATAGGTATGAGCTGGTATGCTATGGAGTTTAATTCTCTTACACAAGCTGGAGAGTTCTTTAATCACGATCATTCAACTGTTATACACGCTTTGAAATGTATTCAGGATAGAAAATGGAATCCGTCTTTAGATGAAAAAGTAGATAAAATTCTAAATTTAATAGAACAAGAAATAGAATATAGCGATGAGATAGGAATACGTGAAGTTAATTCGCTTATGTATCTTGAAAAATTAATCAAAAAGAAACTTGCTTTTGTGGAAAAGTAGTATATTTACAAACAATTAAAAACAAACACTATGAAAAATTTATTTAAAGCGTTGGCTGATTTCCAACAAGAAGTACCTGTAATTTTCAAGGCTACAACAGCAGGTAGCGGTAACTTTGCTTACCAGTATGCAGATCTACCTGCAATCTTTAATGTGATAAATCCGCTTCTACAAAAACACGGATTAGGATTCACGCAATTAACTAACCACAAAGAAGGTATTGACTATCTTACTACGGTAGTATTCCATGTAGAAAGCGGTGAGACTTTAGAGACATCGCTACGTTTGCTTCCTGAAGTAGAGTTGAAAGGTCAGAATATATTTCAGTCTTATGGTAGTCAACTTACTTACTTTAGACGTTATGGTATCAGTCAGATTTTAGGACTTGTAACTGACAAAGATACGGATGCTGTAGGTGAGACTACAAAGAAAAAGCCAAAGATTGACAATGATAGACTTGAAAAAGCTATTGCAGCTGTTAAAAGTGGTAAATATGAATTAGCTGATATACCGTTAAACTTTGATTTAACTGATGAGCAAATAGAAATACTTGGAAAGGTATGAAAGTAAGATGTTCAGCAATAGGGAAAGTATAATTTTTTTGTATATTTGCAAACGAGGATAGAATGGGTTGATCTCCATTTGAAAGCCGAAGCGTTTACGGTTTCCTCGTTTCTTTTTAAACGCAATTATTAAAACGCAAAAAAATGCAAGAACAATGGAAGCCAGTAGTCGGCTATGAAGGATTATATGAAGTATCAAATTTTGGTAGAGTTAAAAGTTTACCAAGATACAAAACAATAAAATCAGAAAAAATTTTAAAGCAAAATTTAAAATCTGAATATTTTTATGTTAGACTTTATAACAAATCTTTATATCAAGATATAAAAGTACATCAATTAGTTTCAATGTCTTTTTTAGGATATAAAAGAAATGGATTGCAAGATGTAGTTGTAGATCATATTAATGAAAATAAACTTGATAATAATTTAAACAATTTGCAATTAACAACTCAAAGGTATAATTCATCTAAATCTAAAATTAGTAATACAGGAATTACAGGTGTTTATAAAACTAAATACAATAAATTTAGAGCAAATATAAAAGTGGGTTCTAAACAAATTCATTTAGGATATTTTAAAACAAAAGAAGAAGCACATTTAGCTTATCAAAACAAATTAAAAGAAATACAAAATGGAAGATAAAATATTATTTAGAGCAAGTTCAATAGGTGACTTAATGACTGAAAGTAGAACTAAATCAGAAAAATTAAGCAAAACAGCAAAAGCGTATATTCAGAAAGTATTTAAAGAAAGAGAATTTGGATACTATGAGAATATAAATAGTAAGGCTATTGATAAAGGAATAGAAAACGAAGATGAAGCTATACAATTAGCGTCTGAAGTTTTAGGGTGGGATTTCGTAATTAAAAACGAAGAGAAATATTCAAATGAATATGTAAATGGAACTCCTGATGTAATTACAAAGGACTTACTTGCAGATATTAAGTGTAGTTGGAATATGGGTACTTTTCCTATATTTGAAGAAGAAATACCAACTAAAAATTATTGGTGGCAATTACAATGCTATATGTGGCTTACTGGACATTCTACCTCTGAATTGGTTTATGTACTCACAAATACACCCGAACAAATAGTTGAAGACGAAATAAGACGTATGCACTGGAAGTTAAATAAAATTGACGAAGATTTAGACTTACGTGAAGCAGTACAGAGCCAACACAACTTTAATCACTTACCAAACGAACTACGCATTAAAAGATTCATCGTAGAGAAAGACGAAAAAGCTATTGAGCAGATTAAAGAAAAAGTAGAGATAGCAAGAGACTATTATGAAACGCTAAAAAGTATATTATGAAAACGGCAATGCAGGAACTAATTCATATTATGAGTAATAGTGTTAGTTTAGAAAACGGATTTGAATGGAAGAGGGTAGCTAATTTATTACTTGAAAAAGAAAAAGAGCAGATATTAAATGCTTTTGAAAATGGAGAGGTCTGCACATTATTTAAAAATGAAGATACTTCAGAACAATACTATAATAAAACCTTTAAATCAGAGTAAGATGAAAGACACAATAGTAGAATCCGTTATTAAGCAATTTAAAGACCGCTCAGACGTCGGAATAGCTAAATACGGAGTAACACTTAACAGAGAAGATTTAAGCACGTTAGAATGGATAAATCATGCGCAACAGGAAGCTATGGATTTCTGCTTATATTTGGAGCGTTTAAAACAAGAATTTAATAATCAAAAACAAAAGTAAAATGAGAATACAAGATATATTACATTCAACAATAAAAAATCAATATAAAAATAATATTGATAAAGTAATAGAATATAAAACAGAAACAATATATGTGAAAACTACAAAAACAAATAAGAAAATTCTTTGTGATTTTTGTAATGAATTACAAATAAGTCAATCAGAATTTATTTCTCTATGTATTGAAAATATTAAAAGATTTAATAACCAAAAACAAAAGTAAAATGAGTTACGACAACACGAACACGGCAGTTATTTTTAAGAATAACAAGAAAGAAAACGAGAAACATCCTGACTACCGAGGGACTATTAACGTAGACGGAAGAGAATTAGAAATAAGCCTATGGATCAAAGAAGGTAAAGCAGGTAAATTCTTTTCGGGTAAGATTCAAGAACCATTTAAAAAAGAAAAAGAATTAAAAAGTTTCTCAGAAAAGATTGGTAAAGATTCTTCAGGTTTGCCATTTTAAAACAAAAACTAAAGAAAAAAGTTATATATTTGTAAAAGGTTTGCTCTCACACTATAAAACCTAAAAAAAATTAGTTTGTCCTGATTAACAAGTAGCGAGGTGAGAGCCGTGAAAGTTGGTCGGGACTTTTTATTTTAAATTATTTATCATGTATTACAAATCAACAAACAATTACTATTTAATTAGCTGCAAAATTATTGATGATCCAGTTTCTGGAATATTAGGAATAGATGCAACATATTCAAATGGATTAATAGAACGAACTGAATATTTTAATATAGGTGAAAATATACCTACAATTCTTAATAACGATGGCAAAAGAATTACCTTACTATAAGCACGAACCTTCTGAATGGTTAGAAGGAGAAATACAAATTTGTTCAGATGAAGCTATTGTATGTTTTATTAATTTATGTTCAGGATATTGGTTGAAATTAGGATGCATGAGTTATGCATTTGCATTGCAAAAGTATTGCAGACGTAATGGAAATATATTGCAAGAGTTAGTTGATGCTGGTATGGTTGATTTAAATAATGAAAATATTTCAATAAAATTCCTTGACAAACAGCTTTCAGAGTTTAATAATGTTAGCGAAAAACGCAGTAAAGCTGCACAAAAGAGATGGTCAGATGCAAATGCATTGCAAGTGCAATCCAAAAGCAATGCTATAAGAGAAGATAAGATAAGAGAAAAGAATATATTTATACCACCTACATTTAATGATGTTTTAGAATATTGTATGCAAAGAAAAAATAATGTAGATATAAATAAATTTATAGACTTTTATGAATCTAAAGGTTGGATGATTGGTAAAAATAAAATGAAAGATTGGAAAGCATGTATTAGAACATGGGAAAAAACTTCGATAGAAGCTCCTAAACAACAAGCTAAATCTGAAGATCAAATAAGATACGAACACGTAATGAAACAAATGGAACTGAACAAATGATACTACAAAACGGACATAGCACACAATATCTAAACGACTATAAAAACGGGAAGATATCTCAAGGCTTGGGTATAGGATGCGTATTAGATGAATATATCAGATTTAAACGTAAACAACTCAATATCGTTTTAGGACATGATAACGTAGGTAAATCATATTGGATGGAATGGTATTTCCTTGCGTTAGCTACTAACCATGATTTAAAAACTGTTGTTTGGATGGGTGAGAACTCAAGTGGTCAAGTAATGCGTGATTTGATACAGATGTACTCAGGCAAACATTTTAAGGATTTAACTTACGATGAGATACGCAAACACGAATCATTTATTGAATACTATTTTAAATTCTTAAGCAATGAAAAATTATACAAACCAAAAGAGGTTTTAGATATAATTGGTTCTACAGATGCTGATGTAGGATTTATTGACCCATTTACAGGATTAGATAGAGGTATGCAGCATTCAGATAACTATGAGTTTTTAAATACAACACGGCAATTTTGTAATCAAACTGGAAAGACTTTATATGTATCAACACATCCTAATTCAGAAAGTGGAAGAAGTGGTATGTTATACGGAGATGATTTTCCTGAATGGAAAGGACATTTAAAACCACCACTTAAAGCTCATATAGAAGGAGGAAAACCTTTCTTAAATCGTTGTGATGATATGTTAATCATTCATAGATTAGTTAAACATCCTACAATGAAATATTCTACAATGATAGATATAGAAAAAATAAAAGACAGAGACACTGGTGGACAGTGTACTGAATTAGGTGTGCCATTACTATTTGATTTCAATAGTGGGTTAGGTTTTAAGATTGGCGGTATTGACCCTATAAAAAGACGAAATAATCCGATTAATAACGAAACACAATCTTTTTACAGGATATTAGAACAGAATGCTAACTTTGACGATCAATTACCTTTTTAAACACGAACTATGGTAGATTACACATTAGCATTAATAAACATAGACCTAACAATAAACAAAATGTTGTTCAGGCTAAAATTAGAGGATTTAAGCGACAAAAAAAGAAAAGGAATACAAACTATCATCAAAGACTTAGAAAAGGCTTCAGAAGTCATTAAAATGCAAAATACAGAGATAGAATACCAAATACAAACTAACTCGAAATTGTATTTAGAGAATCTAAAGCTAAAAAGAATGATAGAAGAACTAACAAAAACAGGACTTGAATTATAACGTTTTGCGTATATGTGCAGTACGCATAGATGGAACTTTAAATTAACAACAAATGCCGAAAGCGTATTGCACATATACGCTGTTAGGCGCAGTTAAAATTATGGAAACGAAAGAAATAATAAAATTGATGTTGAAATCATCAGACCACAACCCATACACAGGGATGTTATCAAAGAAAGACAATTTAATCGCAGCGATTGACTTGGCTAAATTGTGTAAAGACTTTGCAGATAAAGGACAAATGGACGAAGCAATGAACATTGAAAGTGAACAATGGGTTGTGGTCATTTCTGAACTCGAAGGTATGTCGCTTAATTGCGCCTAACGTTTTGCAGATAAGCGAAGGCAAAGATTTAGAAACTAAAATTTTAACTTTAAAACAAATTTAATTATGAAAACGAGAACATCAATTTACCACAGAACCTTTGCTTTTGCTTATGTGCTGTTATAAGCTGGCTGCGGATTATTAACTAAAAAATTAAATTGAAGCACTAAACAAAAGAATTAAAAAAAAGAGGGATGGAAATAAATAAAATATACAACGAGAATTGCCTTGATACAATGGCTAAAATGCCTGATAATTTTATTGACTTAACTGTTACTTCACCGCCTTATGACAATTTGAGAACTTATAATGGCTATTGTTTTGACTTTGAAAATGTAGCTAAGGAACTTTACAGGGTGACTAAGGAACAAGGTGTTTTGGTTTGGGTAGTAGCTGATTCTGTGATAGATGGCTCTGAAAGTGGAAATAGTTTTAGGCAAGCATTGTATTTTAAGGAACAAGGATTTAACCTGCACGATACAATGATATATCAAAAAAACAGTTATCCGTTTCCGCCTACAAACAGATATTATCAGCAATTTGAATATATGTTTGTTTTTAGCAAAGGAAAGCCTAAAACTACTAATTTACTAAAATGTGAAAGCGGTAACAAAAAGCGTAAATCTACACAAAGGAATAAGGATGGAACGACAAGTTCATTTACATCAGAAGGTAACAAAGAAAGGATAATGGACAATGTTTGGATTGAAGATACTGGATATATGAGAACGACAAAAGACAAATACGCATTTAAGCACCCTGCAATGTTTCCTGAAAGTTTATGTGAAAAACACATACAAACTTGGAGCAATGAGAGTGATTTGGTTTATGATTGCTTTATGGGAAGCGGGACAACCGCTAAAATGGCAATTTTGAATAATAGAAAATATATTGGAAGTGAGATTTCAGAAGAATATTGTAAGATTATCGAAACTCGTATTAAAGAGTGCGGTGGGCTTTTTTTTTAATTCTTTTGAAACGAAATTGTCAAACGAAGCAGGAACGTAGCAGCTTGCTTATAACACAAAAGCAGGCGCAGTATTATTGCGCTTGCTGACTGTTAGAAAGCCGTTTTAATGGCGTAAAAATTAAACTTAGATTATGAAAAAATGCCGTAACTGTCAAGAAAGATTTAATCCTATACGTTCAACGCTTGAAAAGTATTGCCAAAAAGACGAATGTATCAGAGCAATGGTCTGCGAAACAAAAGCGAAACTCTGGAAGCAGAATAAGAAAAAGATGAAAGAGGATATAATGACTGTTCAAGACTACATGAAAGTAGCACAGCAAACTTTTAATAAATATATCCGTCTTCGTGATCAAGGAAAGAATTGTATTTCATGTGGCAAAATCCCAAAGAAAGAGAACGCAGGACATTTCTATTCAGCTGGAACACACACAGCAGTAAGGTTTGACGAACGAAATGTACATTTACAATGTGAACACTGTAATTCATATTTGAGCGGAAACTTATTAATGTACAGAGACAACTTATTAATTAAGTTGGGATATGAAGAATTTGAACGTTTAACAGTTGAAGCTATGTTAACACGAAAATACACACGAGAAGAATTAAAAGAAATAATTAACACATATAAGTTAAAAATAAAATCGTTTAAAAGTTAGACTATATAAACAATAAAACTATATTTGACAAAAAATAACACTATGAAAGATTACGACAGCTTTAGAATTTATGACTTTACTGGATTCGAGAAAGAGTTTGAGTTCAGCATGAAAGTAGACGGAAAGTGGCAAGATTTTACCTGTACTGCTGACTTCCGCGTTGTATATGATACACCTTCAGATAATTTCAATATGATCTTGGATAAGGCAAAAGTGACGATGTACGATGCAACTAAAGAAGATTATGTGAACTATAGCCTAAATAAAGACGAATTCGATACCTTACAGGCTTGGATGCATGATTCAACTCATTGGGATGAGTATTATGAGTATATGAACTATAACGATTAAGCTATGTTTTTATATTTCTTAGTAATATCCTATTTGTCCTTAGTGTTTTCATATATTTCATATAAGACAGAAAATATTATCTTTGCGTGTATCTTGTTAATCATAGCAGGTTTAAATTTAATTTGTTTAACTATATCTTGTTTCGATGGCGGTGACTATAACATTTAACGACGAAGACCACAAAGAAGCTATAAACGCATTGAAAGTTAATGATTTTATACACTGTATGTGGGAGCTTGACCAATGGTTAAGAGCGGAATGTAAGTATAATGAAAAGCGAACAGAAAAAGAGATTGATGCTTTATATGAAGCAAGAGAAAAGCTCAATGACTTACTATACGAAAACGGATTAAAGCTATATGAATAAGAAACAATACCTTCAACTACTACGTGAATACAGGGCGCATCGACGGTCAAAAGACTGGGTGCGCTCTTGGTTTTTTACGTCGGATCAAACTTATCCGTATTTACAGTTTATAAGGCTAAATCCTGAGGAATGAGAAAGATTTATAAGGCTATAACTTTAATTTGGCTATATGTCATCAATAGAATTTACAGAAAGGTCGACTGATTGGCTTAATAAAGTAGCTAAACATCATAAATTTTTTGTTGATGTTGTAGAGGGATTCGGAGAGAAATTCTACGCTGAAGATATAGTACAAGAGATGTACATAAGATTACATAAATACACTACATGGGATAAGATAGTAAAAGACGGAGAGGTTAATAAAGGCTTTATTTGGTTTGTGCTTCGTAATATATATGTGGATTTCTGTAAGCAAAAGAGTAGAATTGACAAGTGTGATTTAAACGAAGCTATATATGTATATGATGATAAGCAAGAAAAAGACGAATCAATAGCTAAAAACGAAATAGATTGCAAGGTAGAGAAAGAAATAAATAGATGGCATTGGTACGACAAGATGTTATTTGAGCTTTACAGAGATTCAGGAATGAGCATGAGAGAAATGGAATCAGCAACTAAAATAAGTCTTACATCTATATTTCATACGATTAAGCATTGTAAGCAAAGATTGAAAGAATCGGTAGGTGAAGACTACGAAGATTACAGGAACGGAGATTTTGAGTTATTATAATATGTACAACGAATATTACAGCAAAGACGAAGCTCGTGAGCTTATATCTTATTTGAAGCGTGAGATTGAAAATATATTACGTGATCATAATGAGTTGCTAAATAAACACGAAGCCTTACAAGAGGAATTTGAACAACTAAAAGAAAGATATGTAAATTTGGCACGATGAAGACAATTAAAGCGTATTTAGAAAATCAGAAGGAACTTGCGTATATTGGATATGCAAACAGCCTACAGAAAGAAAGTGTAAATTTATTAGATAGTAAGCACTTTTTAGAAAGAATAGTACATTTAGAATTATTGTTAAAAGAGTTAAATAATGGAAAAGAAAAGAGGGAGAAAGCCTAAAGCTAAAGGATTAGGTGATACTGTTGAGCAAGTATTAGAAGCTACGGGAGTGGCTAAAATAGCTAAGTGGGTACTCGGTGAGGATTGTGGATGTGATAAGCGTAAAGAAAAGTTAAATCAAATGTTCCCTTACAGAAAGATTAACTGCCTAACGGAAGACGAATATGTAATACTTGATACATTCTTTAGCAAAAACACGATAGAGATAAACCCAAGCGATCAACACGCCTTACTTAAAGTTTACAATAGAGTACTTAATGTAAAGCAAGAGCCTACTTCATGTGGTTCATGTTGGAGAGATATAGTAATGCAGTTGAGAAAAATATATAACGAGTATAACGATGCCAATTCCTAAGCCAAGCGGATCAGAAACGGAGAAAGAATTTATCAAACGCTGCATGGCTGATGACAAAATGGTTAGTGAGTACACTGATATAGACCAAAGGTTTACTGTGTGCGTATCAAGTTTTAACGAAAACACGAACGATGTTAAAGCAGCCGAACAAAATACAGGTGATAACTAATTACTACATAGTGATTATTAACCCTGAGTTACATTTAAAAACATGGAATGCAATAAAGCTAATGTTAGAAGTAGCAGAAGCAGAATACACTTTGTACCATGACCACGAAATTACCCTAATCCACATGGAAGAGATAAGCAAAGAAGACTTTGAAGTGTATAACTATTCATTGAACTAAAACACGGACAAATGGGAAGACCTAATAAGATACACAGCCCTGAACATCTATGGGAGTTATTCCAAGCGTATAAGAAAAACACGAAAGAGAATCCTTTTATTGTAAAAGACTATGTAGGTAAAGATGCCGAAATGGTATATAGAGAGAAAGAAAGACCTCTGACAATGGAAGGGTTGAATAATTATGTTTTTGACATGGGTATTATTCATGGATTAGATAACTATTTTGCTAACTCGAGAGGAAGATACAAGAAATTTTCAAGCATCTGTCGCGCAATTAAAGAACAAATACGACAAGATCAAATCGAAGGTGGCATGGCAGGAATGTATAATCCATCTATCACGCAGCGTCTAAACAACCTTGTAGAAAAGACACAGACTACAATAGTTGAACAACCGCTTTTTAATTTGGAATCAGAAGAGGAGGAAGAAAACGAAGATTAAATATGTTTAAAGTAACTACATCAATTAGGAAGATTCTCGCCCTGAAGAATCGTATTAAGATTATACAGGGTGGAACTTCCGCTCTTTAGTCCCCTCTGAAAATAGTAGGAGGGGACGACCATGCAGGTAAGACGTTCGGTATTCTACCGATACTCATAGACAAAGCAGCAAGGCATTCAGGACTTGAGATAAGTGTAGTAGCTGAAACTATCCCACACTTACGTAGGGGTGCTTTAAAAGACTTTCTAAAGATAATGAAGTGGACAGGTAGATACAATGATGAACACTTTAATAAATCACTTTTAAGATACGAATTTGGAAATGCAAGTATTATTGAATTCTTTTCGGCTGATGATAGTAGTAAGCTACGTGGTGCTCGTAGGGATATTTTATATATTAATGAGTGTAACAATGTCACTTTTGAATCGTATAACGAACTTGCTATTCGTACTAAAAAAGAAATTTACTTAGACTTTAACCCAGCTAATGAGTTTTGGGTGCACACGGAATTGAAAGACGAACCTGATTCAGATTTCATAATTCTGACCTACAAGGATAACGAAGCCTTAGATCAATCCATAATAGACCAAATAGAAAAGAACAAGGAAAAGGCGAAGACCTCAGAGTATTGGCGTAATTGGTGGAATGTTTATGGATTAGGATTGGTAGGAAGCCTTGAAGGAGTAGTTTTTAACAACTGGAAGTTAATAGATACCATACCTACCGAAGCAAGGTTGATAGGAATAGGCTTAGACTTTGGTTATAGTGTTGACCCTACGGCAATAGTAGCTATATATACATACAACGGTTTACGAATTGTAAAGGAATTAGTTTACAGAAATGGAATGTTAAACACAGATATAGCAAGAGAATTGCCTAAAAATGTTGCTGTATATGCTGATAGTGCAGAGCCTAAAAGTATTGAAGAAATAAGAAGACAAGGAATAACGATAAAAGGCGTTACAAAAGGTAAGGATTCTATCAACTACGGGATAGACGTAATGCAAAGACAAGAGTATTTAGTAACGTCAGACAGTACTAACCTCATCAAAGAGCTTCGTTCGTATTGTTGGGACACTGATAAGACAGGAGTGAGATTAAATAAACCAGCGGGAGGGAACGATCACATTATAGATGCACTACGTTACCACGAGATGGAAACTTTAGGATTAAATTCAAGTTATGGGACATACGCCATCCGTTGAGGAAATGATAGCAGTTGTACAAGCGTACATTAAGGAACGTACAGGAAGGAATGTGCGTATAATATTTGATAACCCTATGAATCTTAGAAAGCATTTGATAATGCTAAATGAAGCATATAACCACGTTATGGCACAACAACAAAAAGAGCAATAAGATGCACTTTTAATTATATTTTGACGTATAAATCATTCAAAAACCTTTAATATTATATGTAATGACGTATAAAATATGCAAAAACGTTAAATTTATATGTAATTGCATATTCTAATTGACACTACAGAAACACGAAATAAAAGTTAGAATACTATGAAGTTAGAATTATTAATACCAACAAGTTTAGATGAGATACCATTAAAAGCCTATCAAGAGTTCAGAAAGACGGTTGAAGGTTCTAATGATGAAATATTCATATCTGAAAAGATGGTATCACTATTCTGTGGTATAGAGCTAAAAGATATAGTAAGAATAAAAGCCACAGACCTATCAGATTTGGTAGAGCATTTCAATACATTATTTTCTCAGAAAAGTAAATTTAAACAACGCTTTAAGATTAATGATGTTGAGTTTGGATTTGTTCCCAATTTGGAAACAATATCATGGGGCGAGTATATAGATGCAGAAAAGTATTTATCAAGCTGGGATAATATGCACAAAGCTATGGCTGTGCTTTACAGACCTATCATAAAGACGAAAGGTGATAAGTACGAGATCATGGAATATGAAGGTACTGCTGATTTTGCAGAGCTAATGAAACTAACACCTGTAAGTATAGCACTTGGCGCATCGGTTTTTTTTTGGACTTTAGGACTCGAATTGTTGGAGGCTTTAGCGCATTATTTGGGGAAGGAGACGAAGAAGATGAGCAAAACGACTGGAGCGAACAGTCACAATTTGGAAAGCAGTGGGGATGGTATCAATCAATCTATGCAGCAGCTAAAGGAAACATTCTTGAATTTGATAGAATCACAAAACAACCACTTATTAAAATGTTAACTTTTCTCACATTTGAGAAGCAAAAGACGGAAATAGAAATTAGACAGATTAAAAAACAACAGCAGAAATGGTAGGATTTTATAGTGTATTAGATAAATTAAAAGCGGAACTTATAGCAAGTCCATTCGTAAACACAGTCACAGAGGGAAGCATCTTTGAAGTAGACTTGAATAAACAAACGATATTTCCTTTGTCGCATATTATGGTTAACAATGTGACAGTAGATCAGACTGTACTTAGATTCAATATAAGTGTAATCGCTATGGATATAGTGGATATTTCTAAGAGCGAAACTACAGACGTATTTAGGGGTAATGATAACGAGCAGGATGTGTTAAATACTCAACTTGCAGTATGCCAAAGATTAGCTGCTTCGATGTATAATGGTGCGCTTTCTGATTTAGGATATGAGATAGAAAGCTCTCCAAGTTGTGAGCCTTTTACAGAACGCTTTGAGAATTTACTTGCAGGATGGACAATGACTTTTGATTTGGTAGTTCCTAACGAAATGAGTATCTGCTGATGCAAAAAGACGAAGTACAAAAGGCTTTAGAACGCTTTAGAGATCATGTAGTAAACCAAGCTAAACGAAACCTTACACAAAAGGATAAAAACGTTTCTAAGAAGCTGCATCAGTCTATTAAGGGGGAAGTTAAAGCAATGCCTAATTCTATTGGTATGTATTTCTCAATGGAGGAATACGGGGCTTATCAAGATCAGGGCGTACGTGGTAAACGATCAAATGCTAAAGCTCCTAATTCACCTTTTAAATTCGGAACAGGAACAGGTAAGAAAGGTGGACTAACCGAAGCTATGGAAAAATGGGTGCAAAGACGGAGGATTCAATTTAAGAATAGAGATACAGGAAAGTTCATGAGTTACAAATCTACTGCGTGGATTATGACCAAGAGCATATATTCAAAAGGAATAAAGCCAAGCCTATTTTTTACTAAGCCATTTGAAGCAGCATACAAAAACTTACCTAACGAGTTAATAGATAAATACGGAATAGAAGCGAGTAAACTATTTTTTGATATAATTAAACAACCTAAATAATGGCTAACATATTTGCGAGATCACCTTTCATAGTAGAAATAAACGAGACTAATCAAATAGAAACGAAGATTGAATTGTTTATATGGAATGGTTATACTGCTGCACCTGCATCACCTACTTATACTATAAGTAAATTAATACCAAGCACATCAAATAGACAGACGTTATATAATATATCGCCATATATAAAAGAGTTCTTCACACATGCTATATTTCAAAATCTATACAACGCATATACAACTGGATTAAATACAAGTGAATGGTGTAATGTAAATATAAAGTTATACAAAAAGACGAGTACTACATTTTCACAAGTTGGATCAACTTTAAGCTACAAGGCATTCGATGGGTATAGTCTATACACACAAGGAGTGAACGAAGACTTGGGTGATTACCTATTAGACGAAGATACCTACCTATATTGGTATGATAGTTCAGCTAATTTAGCTACTCAAAGAAATAAACGAGCAGGATGTGTTTCATTTATAGGGAATAATACTGACAAGGTAAAATACACAAACTTAGTAAGTGGCACAAGCATAACTCAAACACTAACACAATCACTTGTCTATACTGTTCCGAGAGTTCATCATACATATATGGCTTCTGGTAATAAATTAGAGATATTAAATGCTTCAGATACAGTATTATGGACTGGCACATTTAAGCCACAAGTTGAATGTAAATATACACCTGTTGTGATTGACTTTATAAATAAATACGGAGCGTGGCAGCGTGAGTTCTTTTTTAAAGCAAGTAAAAGCACCATAAATACTACTAACTCAACTTATAATTTATTGCAAAATAATATATATGGGTACAATGTTTTAGAAGGTCAGAGAAAGACGTTTAATCATGTCATGTTAGAAAGTATTACTGTCAATTCAGATTGGCGTAATGATTCATATGCGGAAGTGATAAGACAATTATCTATTAGTGATAGAATACTATTAAATGAAAGACCTGTTATTCTAAAAACTCAAAGCATAGAGCTTCAAAAGCAGATTAATACTAAGATGATTAATTATAGCTTAGAATTTGAATATAGTAGTGATATTAATAATACTGTGGTATAATGCGCAAGGTACAGATATACATTGAGGGTCAAAGAATAGAGCTATTTCAAGACGAAGAGATACAGATTACTTCAAGCATTCAAAACGTACAGGATATAGCCAAAGTATTTACTGATTTCTCACAATCTTTTACTGTTCCTGCATCAGAGTATAATAATCAAATATTTCAGCATTTCTATGAAAGCTCTATTGATGGAGCGTTGAATTATCAGATACGAAGAAATGCAAGGATAGAAATAGATTTAATACCATTTCGTACTGGAAAAATTCAGCTTGAAAAAGCAAATATGAAAAAGGGTATGGCTGAAAGCTATACTATTACTTTTTACGGAGATATAAGAACGCTTCAAGATTTATTCGGAGATGACAAGCTAAATTCACTTAGTTTAGATGCGTATTCTCATGTGTATAATGGCACGGAAATAAAAACACGGATTACTTCAAGCGCAAGTTATGATGTTAGATACCCTCTAATTAGTTCAAGCCGTTTGTGGCAATATGGTGGAGGAGGTCAGCAAGACATAAGCCAAAACTCACACCATATACATTATACAGAATTATTCCCAGCTCTAAGAGTTAGTAAAATATTTCAAGCCATAGAGAATAAGTATTCAATAGATTTTCAAGGAATATTTCTAAATGATAAGCGGTTCACTAATTTATATCTATGGTTAAAAAATAAGAATGTATATGACAATAATTCTGAAAAAGCATTTCCATTTAATAGCGAGGTAAGAACCTCAGGAGCATCAGTAGGAATTGAAATAGATACCAATTTAGATAACTTTAATATCCATTATAATAATTATAGTGCAGGTATTATTGATTATGGGGTTGAAGCATCGGGGCAGCCGTCTACTATGCACAAATTTAGAGTAGTGGTAAATAAAACAACTGTTCCTGCAATAAGCGGTGATTTTTGGCTTTTAGTTTATCGTAACGGAACATTATTAACAACTGTCTCAAACACGGAGGATGATTCACCATCTATAACTAATATTTTAGATTACACTTATTCAACACCTAACACACCATCATTAAACGAAACTTTTAATTTCGTTGTAAGAAGCTCTATAAACGAAACATTTAATTGTTTTATACAATATGAACTAAAGACATCAGACGATGTAACTATATTAGAGACGGCATCAATAAACGTTCCTACCGATTCAATAACGTTTACAAATAATGTGAATCTTAGTGGTAATATGCCCGACATGAAAGTCAATGATTTTGTAGCTGGGATATTAAAAGTATTCAATCTTACTTGTTACGGAATTACGCCTACTACATTTCAGGTAGAGCCTTTAGAGAATTGGTATGCAAAAGGACGGATAGTAGATGTTACTGAGTATACTGATATTGACAGCGTTGATATACAAAGAGTTCCGCTTTATAAGAATATAACTTTTAAATATCAAGATTCAGAATCATTTTTAAACCAAGAGTTTTATAATACTTTCAATCGACACTATGGTTCTTTAGAGCAGACTTATCAATTTGATGGAGGTGATTATAAGATAGAGCTTCCATTCGAGACTTTTCATCATCAAAAATTTACAGGAACTAATATTCAAGTAGCTTATTCTTTAAATACAAATTATGAGCCTGTAATACCTAAGCCTGTATTGTTATATATGAATGATCATGTAAGTACAAATGTGTCTTTTTATTATAATGACGGATCAACTACATCGCATATTACGCAATATATGCCATTCGGTCAGGATGTAATTTATAATTCAACACCATATTCATTGAATTTTGGTTATGATATTTCAACATATTTTCTAGAGGTTATAAATAACAATTTATTTTCTATTTATTATTATAATTATCTATCTAATCTATACCAAAGAAAAAACAGATTATTTTATTATAAGGCTATTTTACCCACTTCTATATCTACAAGTTTAAAATTGAATGATAGGCTGAAGATTAGGGATAAAAGATATATTATAAACGAGATAAAGACGAATCTAAACACAGGTGAAGTTGATTTGGTTCTATTGTTAGATTTCAGACCTATTCAAAACAATAGCACACCTTTAGTTAAAAAGAATATATTAACTATAAGAAATGAAATATTATTCCCAGACAGAGCTGTTTCTGTAAATATAAATACAGGAGCAACAGCAATTATTGCAACTCCTAATAGCTTAACATCAGAAGGTGAGGTGATATTTACACTTCCGTCTTTAACTCCAAGCTATACAATAATAGCTGAAAATTCAGATGACATAATCACGGAACAATTTGAATATATAAGGTCTGAGGAAAATAATAATATAACATATCAGATAGCACTTGAATATCTTTTTGAAGACGGTAGCAACGAAGCACAACCTTTTTATATAATACAAGAAGCATGATTAAGAACATATTAGACTTATTAAAAATTGATGATTTCTACGGAAAGACGGAATTCATAGACATCGCTAAGGGTCGTAATGAAATACCAACTACAATTAAGGCAGCGTACAAACAAGGCAAACGTAAGTTAAAAGAAAAAGACTATAAGTAATGGCTGAAAAGAAAGTAATAGAACTCGAAATAAAAACGGAATCTGTAGGTTCATTAAAATCTCAGCTTCGTCAAGCTCAAGCAGAGGTAGCTGCTTTATCTGAAAAGTTTGGAGCAACATCTCAGGAAGCTATTAATGCGGCAAAGAAAGCAGCAGAGTTAAAAGATGCTATTGGAGATGCTAAAGCCTTGACTGATGCGTATAACCCTGATGCTAAATTTAATGCGTTAGCTACTTCTATTGGAGGTGTTTTAAATGGATTCCAAGCCTTTGAGGGCGCATTAGGTTTAGTTGGCGTTGAAAGCGAAGCTGTACAGGAACAGTTATTGAAAGTACAGTCTGCCATGGCACTTGCTGAAGGTGTCAATGGAGTTATGGAATCTGTTGAAGCGTTTAAGAATTTAGGCGCACAGATTAAGAGTGTAACTATTGTTCAAAAGCTACTGAATTTAGCCATGAAGGCGAATCCAATAGCATTACTTATTGCAGGTATTACAGCTTTAATAGCAGTAGGATATAAATTGGTTTCATGGTGGTATGAATCAGCAGCAGCAACCGAAAAGGCGAATGCAAGTTTAGACAGACATACCAAGGCTTTAGAACGTCAAGAGAAACAGCTTGAACGATCATCTAAAAGACTTAAAGATGCTAATCAATACCAATATGATTATGCTGCTGCAGCAGGTGCTTCATCTGAGCAATTAAGAAAATTAGCTCTTAAACATCAAGAAGAAGAGTTAGCACTTGCCAAAAAGAATCTTGAATTAGCTAAGTCTACATATTTACGTGAACAGGATATCCTAGCTTCTTACAGAGCAAATGATGCAAGTGAGGAATTACTTGAAAGACAAACAGAAATAGTTAAAAAAGCAAGGGAAGCCACAACTAATGCCCGTGAATCATTAATTCAAGAATATGATGCTTTAAAAGCATTACGAAGACAGCAAAAAGTAGAGATACGTCAAGAAGAAACAGATGCTAATAAAGAAGCAAAAGATAGAGAAAAAGAAGCTTCTGATAAAAGACTACAGGCTCAAAAAGATGCTGCTGAAAAAAGAAAGGAAATAAGACAAAATGAATTAGAAGATCAGAAAAGAATTGCTGATGAGAAAGCAAAATTTGAATTAGAACAAATTGAACTTGATGAAACAAGACAAGAACAAGCATATCAAAGAAAATTAGATGCAGCCGAAAAAGCAGCTGAAGAAGAAAAAGCACAAGAAGATAAATATAGAGCTGAAAAGTTAGCTCAAGAAGAAGCTGATGAGCAAAGACAAGAAGCGGCATGGAAAAGAGAGCAAGAAGGGATTGAAAAATTACAAGAATTAAAATATCAAGCAGTATTACAGGGATTAACGTTAATTAGTGATTTATCTGAAGTATTTGGTAAGAAAGGAGAGAAACAAGCTAAGAAAGCATTTCAAATACAAAAAGCTGCAAGTATAGCAAGTGCATTAATTTCAACTTATCAAAGTGCTGTCAGTGCTTATCAATCTCAATTTGTGCCACTACCTGATCCAACATCTCCTATTCGTGGAGCTGTTGCGGCTGGTATTGCTGTTGCAGCAGGTTTAGGTAGTGTTGCTAAAATATCATCTCAAAAGTTTGAAGGTGGTGGTGGTTCTGCTGGTGGTGGTGGCGGAAATATAACTGCTCCTGCTGGTGGCGGTTCTGCAATAACACCCAATTTTAATATAGTAGGCAATGCTCAAGCTACTAATCCACTTGCAGGTTTAGGAGGTCAGCCTTTACAAGCCTATGTCGTGAGTGGTGAAGTCACAACAGCTCAGAGTTTAGATAGGAATAGGGTTAATTACGCAACGTTTGGTTAAAATAAAAGTTAATAGGTCATGAGAATTATAGAATTAATAATAGACGAGAAAGACGAAATGAGCGGTATCGAAGCCGTTAGTGTAGTTTCATCCCCAGCAATAGAAGAAAATTTTATTGCCCTAAACAAACAAGAAATACAACTAAAAAAGATAGACGAAGAGAAACGTATCTTGATGGGTGCTGCTTTGATTCCAAATAAACAGATTTACCGAGTTAACGAAAAGAAAGAAGAATACTATATCTTTTTCAGTGAGCAAACTGTGCGTAAAGCATCTGAATTATTTTTAATGCGCTCAAATCAGAATAACGCTACCTACGAACACAAAGACAAATTAGAAGGTTTAAGCGTTGTTGAGAGTTGGATAATTGAAGACGAGAAATCGGATAAATCCCGATTATATGGCTTTGATTTACCAGTAGGTACATGGATGATTTCAATGAAGGTGAATAACGATGAGGTATGGGGAGACGTAAAAGAAGGCAAGGTTAAAGGTTTTTCTATTGAGGGATACTTTGCTGACAAATACGAAATGAGCCTTATTGATGAAAAGACGGAAGACGAAATTCTACTTGAAGCAATTAAAAAGATTATAATAGATGCCGAAAGACAAGAGTTACGTTCATATACAGACTACCCTAAAAAAGCAGTAGAGAACGCAAAGATAGCTATTAGATATGCTGAAGAAAATGGATGGGGTTCTTGTGGCACTTCTGTAGGTAAACAACGTGCTAATCAATTAGCCAATAACGAACCTATATCTGAAGAAACTATTTCACGAATGGCATCATTTGAAAGACATAGACAAAACTCACAAAAAGAGTTAGGTGATGGATGTGGAAGATTAATGTGGTTAGCTTGGGGTGGCGATGAAGGTGTAGAATGGGCGCAACGTAAACTTCAACAGATAAGAAATGGCGAAGCAAACTAACATTACCAACTTTCTTAAGAAGCCAAGAGTAAAACGTAAGGGCGTTCATGCAAAGAGTAAGACAAGCAAAATAAAGTCGAGTAAAAATTATGTTAAAGTTTATACAAGACAAGGTAAATAAAATAAGTATGGCAAAGAAAAAAACAGTAAGCAAGACCTCACCTAAAGGCGGTAGACGTGGATGCCTATGCGAAGACGGAACGTATAAGGCAGAATGCTGTGATGGAACACTACAAGCGCAAGGTGTAGGAAGCACGGTAAATCAGGTTACAAGCAATGTCGTAAACACGAATACAGTAAGACAGATTAACTAAAAAATACAACAGAGTAAATAACCAAAAGTTAATAAGATATGAAAACAAATGTATTAACACAAATTAAGCAGCTTCTTGGAATGGAAGTGAAGCTTGAAATGATGAAGCTTGCAGACGGAATGACAATGATTGAAGCTGATTCTTTTGAACCTGAAATGGCTGTAGTTATCGTAACTGAGGACGAGCAAAAAATCCCTTTGCCTGTAGGTGAGTACGAATTGGAAGATGGTCGTATTCTTGTTGTTGCAGTAGAAGGTATCATTGCAGAAATCAAAGAGAAAGAAGAAGAAGCTCCAGAGGTTGAAATCGAAGTAGAAGCACCTGAAGCTGAGATGCCTCAAGTAGAAGTTGAAGCAGAAGCTGAAGTAGCTACTCCAAAAAAGACGGTTGAGTCAATCATTAAAGAAACATTCTTTAGCGAGATGGAAGCGTTGAAAGCTGAGAATGAAGAGTTAAAAGCTAAATTGGAAATGTTTTCAAAAGTTGAACCTACTACAGAAGTTACTACTGAAGAAACTACTGAAGAGGTTAAGGTCGAACTTGAAGAGGTAAAGCCTATTACTTTTAACCCTGAGAAAGAAAATAAAGTGGAAGGATTCAAATTTGCTTCTAAAAGAGCGAGAACTACAATGGATTCTATCCTTGAAAAATTAAATAAATAAATATTAACTAATAAATTTTAAAAAAATGCCAACAACAACATCAATTACTACTACTTATGCTGGCGAGTTCGCAGGTAAGTACATTGCTGCGGCACTTTTGTCTGCACCAACTTTAGAGCAAGGTGGTTTAACTATTCACCCAAATGTTAAGTACAAGCAAGTTATCCAACGTGTTGCTACTGACGGAATCGTTAAGAACGCTACTTGTGATTTTGACGCTACTTCAACTTTAACTCTTACTGAAAGAGTATTGAATCCTGAAGAGTTCCAAGTTAACCTACAACTTTGTAAAAAAGACTTCCACCAAACATGGCAAGCAGCAGAAATGGGTTACGGAGCATTCGATGTTCTTCCTAAATCTTTCGCTGATTTCCTTATCGCTCACGTAGCTGAGAAAGTTGCTTCACATATGGAAGGTGTTATTTGGGAAGGTAACAACGCTTCTGCAGGTGAGTTCTCAGGAATTATGCGCCAATTGGCTGTAGATGCTACTTTACCAGCTGCACAAGAGGTAGCAGGTACTACAGTAGATGCAGGTGACGTTATCGCTGAACTTGGTAAAATCGTAGATGCTTGTCCATCACGTTTGTACGGACAACCAGATTTGAAATTGTATCTTTCTTCTAACATCGTACGTGCTTATATCCGTGCTTTGGGTGGATTTGGTGCATCAGGTTTGGGTGCTAATGGTACAAACGCACAAGGTACTCAATGGTATACTAACGGATCACTTTCTTTCGATGGTATTCCAATCTTCTTAGCTTACGGTCTTGATGACAACAGAGGTCTATTAACTCAGTCTTCTAACCTACACTTCGCTACAGGTCTACTTTCTGACTTGAATGAAGTTAAAGTTATTGATATGGCTGACCTTGATGGTTCTCAAAATGTACGTGTAATCATGCGTTTCACAGCTGATGCTAAGTATGGTTTCGCTGGAGACTGTGTTACTTACGGAGTTACTAACTCTGCTAACTAATATTAACTGACTTAATTAACGGGGAGGGCGGTTATTCTCCCTCCCTTTTTTATAACATTTAATACTTAAAATTATGTCATGCGATATTTCTAACGGCGTAGCTGAGCCATGCAAAAGTAGCATTGGAGGACTTGATGCTATCTACCTAATCAATTATGGTGATTATACAGCTAATGATATTACTTACGACAACACGAATACGGATCAGATTAATGATATAAATGGTGTTGCTACTGTTTATAAGTTTGATTTGAAAGGAGCTAACAGCTTCGAGCAAACAATTACTTCAAGCCGTGATAACGGAACTACCTTTGTTGAGCAAACTTTAACTGTTAGCCTTAAACAACAAAGCGCAGTTAAGCATAAATTGGTTAAATTATTAGCTTACGGACGTCCTCACATCGTGGTAAGAACTCGTGCAGGTCAATACTTCCTTGCTGGTCTTGAGCGTGGAATGGATTTGACTACAGGTGTTATTTCTAACGGAACGGCAGCTGGTGACATGAATGGTTACACGCTTACTTTTGTAGGTCAAGAGAACATTCCAGCTAATTTCTTGAATTGTTCAACTGAAGCAGGACTTGTTACAGTTCTTTCTTCAGCTACTATTGTCACTTCATAGTGTTTCTTTCATAGTGGTTAGTTTAGGGAGGCTTAGGTCTCCCTTTTCTTTTTCAAAACAATTTAGACACATTCAAGTTAATAGAGTATGATTATCTTACAAGAGACAGGATCAGCGCAGAGTTTTAGTTTTATTCCTCGTTCGAGTGCGTATAATACGCTACAAATTACGGATGAGCAGACAGGCGTTACTACAAACGTTACTATTACGTCAAGCGTTACAGGTAGTTACTATGATACTATCACGGCTACTTTTTCTTTAAAGCAAAATCACTTTTATACTTTAACACTTAAGCAAAACACGGACATCGTTTACAAGGATAAGATATTCTGTACTAATCAGGCTATACCAACCTTTAGCGTAAACAATGGTCAATATATAGTGAATACGTCAAATAACGACTTTATTTTATATGAGTAATATACACGTACTTAAACTGGCGCAATACGAACCGCCTGTAGTAGAAGAAAGTAAAAAACACGAATGGGTGACGTATGGTGAGAATAATTCTTACTATACTTTCCTCATGGAGCGTTATAAAAACTCTACTACAAACAACGCTATTATAAACAACATCTCACGCCTAATCTACGGAAAAGGCTTGAGTGCTACCGATGCTAACAAAAAGCCTAACGAGTACGCTCAGATGAAAGCTATGATCAGCGCAGAAGATTTGCGTAAGGTAGTGTTAGACTTTGAGATGTTAGGACAAGCAGCGTTTCAAGTACATTACACAGCTGATAGAAAGAAAGTACAGAAACTTTATCATATACCTGTGCATTTGTTAGCACCCGAAAAGTGTAATAAAGACGGAGAAATTGAAGCTTATTACTACTCAAATAATTGGGAAGATATAAGAAACTATGCACCTGAAAGAATCCCTGCATTTGGATTTAGTCAAGATAAAGTAGAGATACTAATCGTTCAGCCTTATTCTGTAGGGATGAAATACTTTAGCTACGTAGACTATCAAGGAGGTATCCCTTATGCAGTTTTAGAAGAAGAAATTTCTAACTACCTTATCAATGAGGTTCAGCGTGGTTTTAGTGGTCGTATTGTAGTTAACTTCAACAATGGAGTTCCAACACCTGAAGAGCAAGACATAATCAAAAGCAAGGTTCTAAGCCAACTTTCAGGAACAGAAGGGCACAAAGTAATTGTAGCGTTTAATAACAACTCTGAAAGCAAGACTACGGTTGATGCTATGCCTGTCAATGATGCTCCAGACTTGTATAACCAACTGAGTGAGGAATGCATGCGTAAGATCATGCTTTCTCATAACGTTACTTCACCACTTCTTTTTGGTATTGCTACGACTACAGGATTTAGTTCTAACGCTGATGAGTTAAGAAATAGCGCAGTCTTGTTTGAAAACATGGTTATAAAGCCTAAACAAGAGATTATTTTAAAATCAATAGACACCATTTTAGCTTATAATGGCGTTGCTTTAGACCTTGAATTCATAGGTTTGAACCCATTGGATAGTGAGGGAGATTTGACCACAGGAGAATCAGCTACAAAAGTTATAGAGGGAATCAACTCACTTTCTCCACTTGTGGCAAATAAGGTACTTGAATCAATGACACCTAACGAGATTCGTTCTTTGGTAGGTTTACCAGCAGAACAAGGAGGCTCAAACCTTGCGCCATCGGCTACGGAGTTAAGCGCAGAAGCTACAGACGAAGAGTTAGACGTACTATTAAACGACCTTGAGGGTGAAGTATTAGGAGACGAATGGGAGCGTGTTACAGAGCGTGAAGTAAAAGCGGACAATATAAGTACTGAAGAGTGGGTAAATAATGCGTTAAATCCAAAGAAAAGCGTATTAGCGAAACTTGCTTCTATCATTAAATCTGAGCCGAGTAGAGAATCTAATTTAGACAAGTCAGTTTATAAGGTTCGTTATGAATATTCAGAGCGTTATTCTAAGCCTAATTCAAGAGATTTTTGTGTTAAGATGATGTCTCGTACTGCGAGTGGAGTGGTATATCGCTTAGAAGATATTGATAAGGCAAGTAGAGCAGGAGTTAATAAAGAGTTAGGACATAAAGGACAGGCATACGATTTGTTTAAATTCAAAGGTGGAGTTAATTGCTCACACTATTGGAAAGAGGTTCTTTATAAACTTAAGCAAAAAGACGGAAAGTATGTAGAGGATAAGTCTTTGAGTTCTTCAAATGAGGTTAGTTCAATACCTAAATCATACCAACCAAGACCTACAGGAAACGCACAAAGCAAAGTAGCACCTATTGATATGCCTAACAATGGGCATCACCCTAATTACGGAAAATAATGGCAGAAGCTTTATTAATAACGAGAACAGATATAGTTAAGTTTACTGCGGTAAATGGTAACGTTGATACAGATAAATTTATTCAGTTTGTAAAGATTGCTCAGGATGTACACGTTCAATCTATCTTAGGAACTGATCTATTAAACAAGATTAAAGCTGACATCGTAGCAAATACATTGAGTGGGAACTATCTTTCTTTGCTTACAAACTATGTTAAGCCACTTTTGATACATTGGGCAATGGTTGAATATTTACCCTTTGCAGCTTACACAATAGCTAATAAAGGCGTATATAAACACGAATCTGAAAACGCTACTACAGTAGATAAAGTGGAAGTTGATTTCTTAGTTGAAAAACAGAGGCAGATTGCTCAACACTACACACAACGCTTTGTGGATTACATGAGTTTTAACAATAACCTATTTCCTGAATACAATTCTAATTCTAATGGAGATATGTACCCAAGAACGGATAATAACTTTTCAGGCTGGATACTATGAAAAAATACAAACCGAAAGACAACAATATAAAGAAGTTAAAGTTATACTTACAGAAAGTAGAAAAAGATGGCGAACGACATAGGATGGGGAGCAGCAGTAAGTAATTTAATCGGATGGGGTAAGCCTTCGGAAGATGGTGATAACTTTATCAATGAAACCACTACCGATTTAATAGAAACTGAAACGGATGAATTTCTACTTACTGAAGCTCCATCTGTAGATATTGTTGGATGGGGTGAGTCATACGATTATTCATACTGGGGAGATACAATACCTGAAAGATAAAATATAAAAAATGGCAGAAAAGAAAATAAGTCAATTAACAGCGAAAGGTGCTACTATTGCAGACACGGATTTAGTAGTCATCTCTGAAAGTGCAGGCGGTGGTTCTTATGTAAGTAAAAGCGTAACAGGTGCAAATATCAAAGCATTGGTTACTGATGCTAATCTAACTACTACAGACATCACTACAAACAACGTAAGCACAACAAAACACGGATTCGTTCCTAAAGCTCCAAACAATACTACACAATTCTTGAGGGGTGATGCTTCTTGGGCTTCTCTTCCAGCTGAATTAGTTATTGCAGCGAGTGATGAGACAACTGCTTTAACAACAGGAACTGCAAAAGTAACTTTTAGAATGCCATACGCAATGACTGTTACTTCTGTTCGCGCTTCTCTTTCGACTGCTCAGGCTTCAGGCTCTATTTTTACTGTTGATATTAACGAAGGTGGAACTTCAATACTTTCTACAAAACTAACAATAGACAACACCGAAAAGACTAGTACAACTGCTGCAACTGCCGCTGTAATTTCTGACAGCTCACTTGCTGATGATGCTGAGATCACAATAGACATCGACCAAATCGGCAACGGAACAGCTAAAGGATTGAAAGTAATATTGATCGGTACAAGAGCATAAAGTTATGAGCTTTATTATTAATCCATATCAAGTACAGCCAAGCGTTCCTGCATTTAGCTTTTTGCTTGACACATACACAGGAGCTGCTGGTGCGTATTCAGTTACAAGAAGATTATCATCTACTTATACTGGATCATTAATTCGTGTTCGTAGAAGCTCAGACAACACAGAGCAAGATATAGGATATACTACAGGTAACTTATTGGATGAATCTGCATTAACTTCTTTTGTTGGGGCGAATAATGGTTTTGTAACTAAAGTATATGATCAGAGTGGCAATACAAAAGATTTGACTCAATCAACAGCAGCAAGCCAACCACAAATCGTATCATCAGGAACAATATTAACGCAAAGTGGAAAGCCTAAAATGTCGCTTGCATCTAATAAATGGATAACTGCTGCAATACCTACAGCAACACGAAGAGATACATATTTTGTAACAAATAATGATTCCGATACAGCATGGTTATATCCAGATGATTTTGGTGGAAATTCCGCGTATGGATATGTATCTGCCAATGGGGATGGTTCAACGAATTTATATTATAATCCAGCAAGTACACCATCTTTATACGTGAATAATTCACTTCAATCACCTACTACAAGATCACAGGTGTATTCAGCATTGAATGGGTATAAATTAGTTGGACATGAGAATTTTTGTACGAATACAGGTGTCGTTTGGTTAGCTTTCAATTTAGGAAAATATAGTGGATATGAATATGGCGGTTCATTTCAAGAAATAATAATTTACAATTCAGACCAATCCTCTAATCGTTCAGGAATAAATAGTAATATTAACACATTCTATTCAATCTACTAATGGAAATTACAGGCTATAAATACTACACAGAACAAGCAGTTATTGATGCAAGAGAAGCGTGTGATGCTTATTATGGAATTCCTGTTTCTACAGATGATGTTACACAAAATTGGGTTGATTATCAAATGGCTGAATTTAATGATCCTATTTTTTGGTATATAAGATATGATGATTCACTTGATGTAGTATTAGGTACACCTGAAATATTTGATATTGAAATACCACCATTAAATTAATTTTATAAACATGACTGCCATAGCAATAATTGAAGCTACTAAAAAGAACGGTATTTCGGTGCTATTGGCATCTGCTGTGATTTGGCTTAATGGGCGTTTAAGCGATATTGAAGAAAAATATGCAGCCGTAGAAATGCGGCTGTATGATTGTTTAGAAGACAAGTCACAATCTTCATCTGTAAATCATAATATAAAAAAAGAATATATTTACGCAATACTACCGAAAGAAGAAAACTATGGAAGGATTAAGAGAAAGATGGAAAGCAAAAACTCCTGAGTTCTGGAAGAAAATACAAAAAGTTGGAATAATTGCAGGAGTTATAGGGGGTGCTTTACTTAGCTCACCTATTAGCTTACCAACAGCAATAGCTACAGGAGCGACATATTTAGTTGTAATAGGAACAACTACTGCTACGCTTAGCCAACTTACCAAAGAGTAACTTACCAAACAGTAAACTATGAATTTATCTAAACACGTAACACGTGCGGAATTTGAACGCAGTGAAACAGCCATAAATCACGGCATCCCTAATTTCATGAATGAATTTGAAATCCAAAGAGCTATATTATTATGTCAAAATGTATTTGAGCCTATACGCGCTTATGTTGGCAGACCTATACGAATAAACTCAGGATTTAGAAGTGCAGCATTAAATAGGAGAATCGGAGGCGCATCCAGTTCGCAGCATTGCATGGCTGAAGCTATGGATTTAGATTTACATGACAGACAGTTGTTTGAATGGATTTTGGATAATATAGAGTTTGATCAAGCGATATTTGAAGGCGGAACTGAAGAAAAGGCGGATTGGTTTCATATATCATACAGAAAAGGTCGTAACCGCAAACAGGCTTTAAGAATGATAAAGAAAGGCGGAAAGACTACATACGTACCTTACAAAAGAAAGAATGCGTAAAAGACTATTTTTTGATATTGAGACCTCATTTAATATTGGTTTCTTTTGGCGAAGTGGATATAACCAAACTATTACACCTGAACAGATACTTCACGAACGAGCAATTATTTGTATATGTTGGAAGTGGGAAGGAAAGGATGAGATCCATAGTTTAACATGGGATAAAAAGCAGTCTGATAAAGGGCTGCTTTCTGCTTTTATTAAAGAGTTAAACAAAGCTGACGAGATAGTAGCACATAACGGAGATAGGTTCGACGTAAAATGGCTACGCACACGCTGTTTAAAACATGGTCTTGATATGTTCCCCTCATACCAATCTATTGACACGCTTAAAACGGCTAAAAAACTGTTTAATTTCAATTCTAATAAGTTGGATTATATAGCCAAGTTTTTAGGTGTCGGTGAAAAGATGGATACTGGCGGGTTAGATTTATGGAAAAAGATAGTATTTGATAAAGATCAAGAGGCTTTAAACCACATGGTAAAATACTGTTTACAAGATGTAGCTATTTTGGAAAAAGTATTTAACATTATAAACAAATATGAAAAACCTAAAGTTAACTATGCTACGCTTCATTATAACGAGAAGTATTCATGCCCTGAGTGCGCATCTACCAACATACAACTCAGAAAAACTTACACTACTTCTATGGGGACTATACGACATAATATGAGGTGTAAGGAATGTAAAAAACCTTATACAATAAGTCAAAAAATTTATTCTGATTATATAAAAGATAGGTTACGAAATAAATTGTAACTTTGCTTATCATAAAATTTTTGTTAGGTCATAGTGTTTAAGCCCTCTTCGGAGGGTTTTTTTATTGTCAACAATCAAGTGTTAATTATTTTTTTGTTAAAAAACTTGCAGTTATTAACAGAATGTATTTATATTTGTCGAAACAATTAAAGAAAACACTATGAAAAAACAGTTAAAAGAAGCTCAAATGCTTATCCTAAGAGCAAGTCAGCTTTTAGAAATTTGTGAAGAAGCACAAAAGAAGGTTGATTATATGTGTAGATGGAATGTAGAAACAGCAATTCCTAACGGATTTGATATTCATTCTGACGAAGACATAGAATTCCAACAAAAAGTAGTAGAACGTATTTGGAGAAGCTACAAAATCTTAGTAACTAAAATTAATGAGACAGCACTATGAAATCAATTAATCCATTCAAGAAGGTAACAGAGGCATTTAATCAGCATATAAAGCCTACTATATTAGAAAACGAGTTCATACCTAATAACGGAGTGAAACACGGAGACTTAAAAAGGTATTGGAATAATTACAATGCTCAGTTAGTAAACAGAATTTCAGAAATAAAAAGCTATGAAAAGACACTTTGAACAAATTACAGAATTAGAAGAAGCTGAATGGAATTTAGCATTATCAAAAAAACAATATGAAAGGTGTAAGATTGCTATTGAAACAGGAAACTGGGAAGGTTATCCTGAATCTTTAAAAGGAAGAAAACAAACATTATCAATGCTAAAAGAAATTATTGAATTATTAGAACTTAAAATAGAAAAATTAAAATGAAAAAAATACTACATTTTTTCGGTTTAGAAACTCGTGAAGAAATTATGGAGTTTAAACAAAGAAGAGCAGCAAAACCTTTTTTAATGATGCTTAAAAGAATTACTGAATTAGAAAACAGAGTTAAACAATTAGAAGATGAAAAGCTATAAAATAACGTACAAGGTAAAAGTAAAGGAGTGGGAAACTCGCTATTTAATAGTAAGAGCCTATACAAAAGACGAAGCTAAAGAACGCTTCACAATGTGGAAAGGATTAATAACAGATATAAACGAGATATGAAACAGACAGCAGTACAATGGTTATGGTTGCAAATTGGAAACTTTCCAACAATGGAAAATCTCAGGACAAATATTGATAAATTGCTTGAACAAGCCAAAGAAATGGAGCAAGTAGAAAAGATTAAGGCACAGATTGAAGCAGTCAGAGCAGTAGATACTTATGGTTTGATACACATGCTTAAATATTATGAACAACAACTTAAAGAATTAACCTTAAAAAATAAGTAAGATGAAAACAGCATTACAATGGTTTATTCAACAAATAAAATATATAAATATAATTGTACCAAAAGAAAATTCAGATAAACTTTTATCAATGATGCATCAAGCCAAAGAAATGGAGAAAAACAATATATGTGATGCTTGGGATAATGGATATGATAAAGGAACAAGAGATAGGATTGAAAAAATATCAAATCCAGTTGGCAATGCAGAACAATACTACAACGAAACCTTTAAATCAGAGTAAGATGAAAGAAGATAAATTTTTAATAAAATCATTGTTGTTAATTATAATCTCAACAATATTAGGAGGGTTAGTTTATTCGTTATTGTTTAAATATTCATAAAATGAAAGATAAACATGCGATAATTTTAATACCTCCAATAGGAATTATGGTTAAGGAGGTCGAGATGTATATATATATGAAGACCGGACGAAAGGTAAATATAGTTTTTAACAATCCATTCCACATGCATGAACATATTGAAATGCTGAGGGATGCATATAAAATTATTAAAACAGATGAATTCAGGTGACAAAGTGATATGCATTGATGATAGTATCAGAGTTGATGTAATGCCAACTATAGTTAAGTATTATAAAAACTGGGTAAATAAAGATCAGGTATATACCGTTAGGCATGTCGTTGACAACGATGGAATTGTAGATGGAGTGCTACTAGAGGAGATACATAATAGTCCTATTTACATCGAGCTTATTGACAAGAATCAGGAGCCAGCGTTTGGCATGTTCAGATTTGCATTGCTACAGGAAGATA